GCAACAGATGACCGCATCACGCTCAACTGCTTCCTCGAGCAATCTTGCCAGCACGTCATTCCGCGCCGAAGGGTTATCGACGTGATTGTCAGCCAACAGCAATATCCATTGCTCCATCTTGCTGGCAGATGGCTTTGCGATCTTCACAACATGAACATTCTTGCCATGATGTTCAACAGTCCATCCGCGCTTTCGATCAGGAAACTTCTCGCGCAATGGTGCTTTCGACAGGATCTCTCCCGCAGTAAGAATTGGTGATTTGGATTTCTTACGCGCCACCCTTGACCTCCCACCGCTTCAGGTGCAGTTCAACTCGAGGGTTCTTGGCATCGACCATGATGACCATTGGCAGGTGTGTCAGCGCCGAGTCATCCTCCAGCAGGCCGGCATCAACGAGCCCATCGAACGTAGCCTTCAGAGCTGCCAGGCAGTTGTCTTTGTCGCGCTTGCGATTTGTCGAGGCATACCAATGGACGGCGCAAGTCGCCTCCTTCCACCCACCCTGTTCGTCTGCTTCGTGCATTGCGATCTGGGCCGCAGCCCACGATTCGACGCGCGCTTTCTTCGTGGCCTTCGCGCGGATAGCCCAGTGAACCCTTGAGTTCGCATGAAGGCTGCGAGCCGGTATCCCAACAGTCACGGTGAGTACGTCGGGCATAAGCGCATCCTGCCACGCTCGGAGCATGACCGCAAGGGCAGAGGCCGTCCGTGGCCGCTCGCCCGTCATTGTGTGTGCATCCTACTCATCGTCGGACGTTCTCGGTCGGCGGAGCCGGCGAGGAAGCGGTTCGACGGCAGCCCAGATTTGAGCAGCCAGCCGTAGTCCGTGTCTGGCCTCCTCCATGTCCAGCGCGGTTGGATAGTGCTTCAGGCACCGCCTGGCTTCATCCCGAATTGCGGATGGCACGCCCGGCGTCCGCTTCGGATCGCATAGTGCGCCGAGGAAATGGCGTGTGCGCGAGATGGAATTGAACCGCTCGACTGGCAGCGTCATGCATTCAGCGTATCACCTGATTCCATCAATGCTAGTCCTCGCGACGCACTCAATGACCTGATTACAGCCTCGTCCTCTGCCGTGAGAACTTTCTTGCGCAGCAGATACAGGTGCCTGACGAACTCCTGTTCGGACATCAACGTGTTCGCCAGGCTTCCAAAGTACGTTTCTGCATGCTGGTTCAGAGGCTGCACGATGAACGTGGCCTCTTGTGAGTTGTACATCGCGACGAATGCCGGCAACGGTCGATGCCTGTATCCATCGGCAAGCGCAATCAATGCCCGGTAGGTCGCATGCTTCTTGTCAACTGGCTTCGCGTTGACGTGCTTGTACTCCACCAGAGCGACTGGCATGCCGTGGTTGTACTCGCACATGATGAAATCTAAATCGACGGCTGGGCAGTTCACGCCCCAGGCGCGATGCCTATTGCTGATCCACTCGTCGCGCCAACCATTCCTTTCAGCTCGGACGATCACTTGGTGTTCTCCTCGTAGCAGTCCCAGGCCCATTCCAGTGCCCATCCTTCGGGCGTTCCCTGTTCCTTCGCAACCTGCATTTCGCACACGAGTCGCCGCGCCTCGTCGCGCTCGCGGCGCAGGCTTTCGATCTCATCCGAAATGCCTTTTCGTTGTTCATCACGCTTGAGCATGTGCCTCACGTCCTGCTCTGTCGTGTAAAGGCGACCACCGATACGTCGCGCCACAAGTCTTCCATTCAACTGCCAGCGCCATATCGTTGCTCGGCTTGGCTTGAACCCTGTGATGGATTCAATAAGACCTACAACCTCGGTCATTCCAATCGCTCGCCTTGAAGTGACCTGTGATGTTTCGTCGGTCGCTGGGTCTGTCGGTTGATGATTTGTCACGCGAACACTCCTTTCTTTTCCATCGCTGCCCAAACGATTCCGGTGGAGTACGCACTCCACTCCTCGACCCTGCCGGGTAGCGGCTCGCCACCGAGCGCGCCGACCTGTCTCGCGTAGGAGACACCTACCGCGATCTCCTCGCGGGTCGCCAGCATGAGCATCCGCCTCATGTCCTCGCGGTCGCGCTCAACCTCGGCTGGGTTGATGCCTTCCTTCCACGCCTGCGCCTGCACAACCTCGCGCCGCTTGTTGCGTCGGATCTCTCCGACCAGTTCCTCCGGCTTGACATGGGAGCGAGAAAGTGTGCGCCGCATGGACTTGCAGGCGGCAGCGATCTCCTCGTGGCTGAACTCCTCCAGCACCTTCGCGGCCTCGTCGTGCCGCTTGGAGTCAGGCTTCGCCCATGTGCTGCCTGCGAAATGCTCAAGGATCGTGGCTCCGGTTTCGGGTCTCATGGTGTGTTACTCCGTGCAATCGCATGGCAAGGTGTCATCGGTTTCACATGACGATGATGGAAACAGTTGCCCCTGAATAGTCACTTGATGCAATAGGGTTTTGATTGATGGTCGGTCGAATCTGAATTGATGCCCAAATTCTTCCTCCATCTGAATCCACCATTTTGCTCGTTCTGGCATCTCTTGAAGCACATGGTTGATCCGATGATTTGATTTGAGAAAGCAAAGATCGCAGTTGCCAAAGTACTTCTGATCATGAGGCCACGGCAAATCAAAATCGGATGCCTTCCAAAATGCAAGAACTTGATCCTCTGTCACTCGCGCATCTGCCAGCGGTATTGCCAAGTCGCGATTTGTGATTCCGCGAATCCTTGCCACTCTTCGTGGCTCGTCTGCTCTGATTCCCATGATGCAAACAAACTCATTCAGTCCGAGAGATTTCATGTATGACTCCATCGGTTTGACTTTGAGTTCGCTTGTACAAAATCGCATCGGTGGACTTGGCAACCTTTGCTTTTTCCTGATCATGTCTGCGAAGTGACGGCCTGTCTGATCTGCGGTTGCATAATTCACGCTCTTCCAGCCGGGAGAGGTTGCGCGGTATTCAATCCATGTAATCGGACACCACCTCGTTTCAATCTCATGCACAAAGTCAAGTGTGGCAGGATGCTCGCGTCCCGTGTTTGCAAACAGCACATGACCGCCTTCTGGAAGCGTTCCGTTCCATGCGTCAAGGATCATTCGCAGCATGTAGCCCGAAGTGCGCCCGCCGCTGAATGAGACATAGAACGGCGGTTCGATCTTGTATGGGTTCATTGTGTCTCCACAGGGTCAAGGTAGCGGCCTTGGCCGAGCCACGTCGCTGGGTGCGGGATGAACTTCGGGTCGGTCGTGCGATGCTTGTGCGCCAGCGCGTCGATGCGCTCGCCCATGTAGATCAGGGCATCGGTCGGCTCGTCATGCTCGATGTCCTCCATAATCTCGCGAACGCCCTTGTCGAGCAGGGCCATCGCCCGCTTCTTGCCCACCTTGCGAGGGAACTTGAGCCATAGAGCCTCCAGCGCGGCCTGCGGGATCGTGGCTCGGCGGTTCGGCTTCGGATCATTTACGGATGAATCAGGCTCGACGGCGGAGCCGTTGAGCGAGATTGAGTTCTCTGGTTTCTGTTCTCTGACCTCTGAACTCTGAACTCTGAACTCTGAACTCTGAATCGCCATCCCGTAGCCATCCAAATTAGATGGCTGTTCGATGGCTGACGGATGGCTATTGCTATGGCTACTCCATCGCTGTTCAGCACCACGCCTACCTCGCTCCGCAGCCGACTCACTCTTTGCTCGCATGGTCGCGCGGTCGCGCTCCTGCCTCGGGTTTCTCCGCAGACCGTCCGGCCCGATTGCGAACTTTGATTCCAGCACTGGCCAGCACGCTTTCGCACCCGGAGCCATCCGGTCAATGCGATCGACTTCACCGGGCAGCCCGCCGTTCACCCACGAATACCACAGCAGGGTGATATAGATGCCACGCTCCTCCATCGTCCACGATGCGGTCGCGTTCAGGAAATCGCTGCCGTAGAACTTGAGGAACGCCAGCGGCGATCCTTCGCTACGTTCGGTCGATACACTCACTCAAAGCCTCCTGCCGTTCTATACACGGCGGTTACGGTTAGAAGCGGCTCGCCACCCACGGCGGGCCGTTTCGCTTATTGTCCCGACTTCAGCCTGGATTGCAAGTCTGCCACGCGCGCGCGCAGATTTTCGATCTCCCGAGCTGCTTCGCGGAACAGCGCAGATTCGTAGTGCGCCAGCGTGTACTCGGCCATTGCTCGCTGCCGGCGCTGGATCGAATCCTCTGCCATCGTCGCGTGCAATAGCAGGCGGTCATGGATATCACGGCGCGGCTCGCTGGTCATGCCTTGAGTGTACCGCTGCAATCCGCTCGCCAATCCATGCCATGCAGTTGCACGCCATGCTGTTTCCGAGCGCCTTATAGCGCGGGCCGTCAGGGCATTGATCTGCGGGCTTTCCGCGGTACGGGATCAGCGTCCAGTCATCCGGGAATCCCTGAAGCCTCTCGCATTCGCGAGGCGTGAGTCGTCGCACGGTCATGGCCTGCGCCACCGCCGCGTGTGCCGCGTTATCGCGGGCAAGCGTGTGGCATGGGTCGCCAGGCTTTCGGTTCTGCCTGTTGACAGGCGCGGTGATCTGGAACAGGTCGTATGGCACAGGCTGCGCGACTGGTATGTACGCGCCGTGACCGTCCAACTCCGTGTGCGACCGCAGGCCACGATTGCCGAGCGTTCCAGCGGTCGGCTGCGCGATCATCGTGAAACCATCAGCGCGGCTGTAGTCGTTGCTGGTCGTTTCCAAACACGGCGCTACGCCGTGGCTTGTGAAGATGCCACCGCTTCCAGCGCCGCCTTCAGCATCGGTGGCAGCGCCTTTCCGCGTCTTTCCGCTCGCCTCAATATGCCGCTGCAAGCCTTCGCGGATAGCGAGAACCTCGGCGGCAGCGGTCCAGTCTCCAAGACATCCGACAACGAACACACGTCGCCGGCGCTGCGGGACGGCTCTGGGCCATCGGCCCACTCGCACGTATTGAGCGTCCAGCACTCGGTAGGACCACCCATACCCGAGTTCGCCCAACGCCCGGAGGAAGGTGCCAAAGTCCCGTCCTCCGCTACTAGACAAGACACCGGGAACATTTTCCCAGACAACCCATCGAGGCTTGAACCGAGCAGCAATCGCAAGGTAGGTGAGCATGAGGTTGCCGCGTGGGTCTTCAAGTCCCTTGCGGAGTCCCGCGACGCTGAAGGACTGGCAAGGTGTTCCTCCGACCAGAATGTCGATTGTTCCTGGCTCAATGGGCCACTCCTGAAACTTGGTCATATCGCCGTAGTTCGGTACGGCAGGAAACCGATGCGCCAACACGGCGCTCGGAAATGGTTCGATCTCGCTGAATCCGACTGGCTCCCAGCCGAGGTGATGCCACGCAACGCTCGCGGCCTCGATGCCAGAGCAGACGCTCAAGTAGCGCATTTAGCAAGTTCCTCCACGATCGCATCACGCGCCTCCTGAATCCACGCAGCTCGGTCGCTCTGGTTTCGATAGCACCGCTCCACGCGTCCAAGCATGTTCTTCGTGTTGCTCGGTGCGCTCGAGACCAGCACGGCAATGCGACTCGCCGATAGCCCGGTCAGGTTGTGCAGCGCATCAAACGCCATCAGCCTTGCGATGACGCTGTCCTTGTCCTTCACGCCCTTCGCCGGCCAGGCAAACCCACGCCCGGCCAGCGCCCGCTTCACGCCCTCAAGTGCTGGCTTCTGGTGATACATCAGGAAATCCTCAATGTGGGCTGCTTCTCCACCAACCGCGCGAACGGCAGCGTCGCGCCGCCTTCGAGCGCCTCGCGGATTGCATCCTTGTCGATCTCTCGCGTGACCACCTCTCGGTAGTAGGCATCCGGGATCGCGTCCACGATCTCGAGCGCCTGCTTGCCACCGGGCATCGCGAGCGTCACGCGCCAGCGCGATGTCTCCAACTTCTTCATGCCTTCCGACTGCATGATGCGCAGCACGTGCGACCGGAACCAATCGGCAACTGCCTGGTCGCGCTTGGCCCTTTGGCGCATCCGGTCGGCTTCTGCCTTGCGCGCCTCGGCTCGCGCTTCGATGTCGCGCACCAGCGACAGCACATCGTCGATGGCCGCCGGCAGCGAATCCGCCTGCCGAGCCAAGATGTCAAAGTGTCCATCCAGTTCGGTGATGTCTCCGCCAGATTCCGCGCTGGCCTGGATCATCTCCTCCAGTTCCTGCGCCGCAGCAGTCGCTTCGTACAGTCGTGTGATTGCACTCATGGTTATGTCCTTTCGTGTATATGAAAAGCCCGAGCGGGAATCGCTTCACCGCCCGGGCCTTCCGGGTGCGTCAGAATGGGATCTCGTCCTCGGCTGGCACCGTCGCCGCCGCTGGCTGCTCGGAGTTTACCGCGACGCGGATGCCGTACAGGGTGAGCCCGTACTGACCCGACTGAACGAATGCATCGACCGGCTGGCCGCCCATGCAGTCTTGCGCAGCCAGCATCACGTTCTCGTCGAAGCACGATGCCCACTCCTCGCCCGCGTCAGACTCGAACAGAATCGGCCACCGCTGGCCGCCGTTCTTGGTGGCCTTGCCCTGGCCTACCTTCTTGACCACCATACCGCCGCGCCATGCGCAGTCCTTGGCCGGCCTTGAAGCCATCACCTCGCCAAACGCGCTAGGAGCCGCCGTGACTGGCTCCGACGCCTTCGGCGATACCGGAGCCGCCTTCGGAGCCGGAATCGATCGTGGAGCCTCCTGCTGCGTCTGGCGGGCTGCTGGTGCTGGCGCAGTCTTGCGCGGCTCAAACTTGGTGTCATCCCGCTTATCCATCTCGGACTCCTCCTCGCGAGGCACCATGAGCAAATCACGCAGGAAGTAGTTCAATGAGGCCGTAAGCGCCGAAGCAAGCGCCTTATCGACCGGACGGCCCTTCTCCGGGATCGCCACCCAGCCGACCTCGTCGGTCACGCTCTCGCCGCTGGCAGGGCATGACAGGATGAACTGGCTCTTGACGATGCCGCCATCGGCGGTGCCTTCAAACGTCCAGCCGGAACGGCGCAGGACGAGGCCGGCGCTGTGCAGCGCGGCCCTGCACGCACCGATCATCGCCTCGCTGCTCGTGTAGGCGTAGTGGTGGAAGCTGTTCTTCGAGTCCTTGCCCACGCTGGGCAGGGCGCTTTGTGCGGCCAGCAACGCGCTGGCAAGTGATGTCTTGGGTTCAGGCATGTGTATCTCCATTGCGCGGTATTGCGCGGAGGCACACTAATGCACCATCGCACCGCTGTCAACACCCATATTCCACAATCTTGCTAGATTCTAGTGGGCGCAATGGATGTGTCCGAAATGTGTCCGGATAGCCGCTTGACATATTGTGACACGGCGTTACATTGGTCGTGCGCAATTCCGCGCAGGAGACACAACATGCCGACCGTATCGAAATTGATTGAGCAGGAGAAGCGCGCCGCCGACCTGGCTCGCAAGATTTGGGAGCGAGCTGCTATTACGCCCGCGCAGTTGGAGGCCGCGTTCGTTCTGGTGGCTGCCGACCGGATCGCCGACGAAGCCTATGGCCGCCTGTCCGCTGTCAGGGCCGGCACGATCCTCGGAGATATCGCCGACGCCGAGGATGCCTGCGATGCCGCGCAGGATGCTGCTGCGCTGGCTGCCGATCAGTTCATCAAGTTGTGCGGGAGCCTCGAGGTGCAGCCATGAAGACCGTTCCGCGATGGACAGATCGTGATAGGAGCAAGGACTACAGCCCGCGCATAAAGGCGCATGCTCCAGCACTCACGATGGAGGAGGTCGCGACGCTGCTCAATCTGACGGAGGAGCAGGTCTATCACGCGCACGCAAACGCGATCAAGAAATTGCGTGCCGCACTCACATCATTCGGCTACCACAAGGAGACCAACCGATGACGCCCGAACAGGAACAGCGGCTGACCGCCGCATTCACAGACGAAGTGTTCTTCACGTTGCCAGAGCATGCGCAGGTCATCGTTGAGGAACTGCACCTGCATCGGAGATACCTGCACCAGTTCGACTGGCGCACCAAGTTTGAACACATCTACAAGCGCGAGGACCGCGAGCAATTCCGCGACGGCCTCGAGGAAGACATCGCGAACTACGAGCGCCAGTTCAAGGCCGAGGTTCTTCCGCTGCTGGAGGCCCGAGCATGACGTACCGTGAGACAAGTCGGATCGCATACCAGGCGACCAACATCGGAGAAATCGCGCAGCGTGTGCTGGAGTTCGTGCAGAGCGCCGGCCAGCACGGCGCGACATGCGACGAGGCGATGGCGACGCTGGGCCTGACGCACCAGTCAGCCAGCCCGAGGTTCACGGACCTCGAGCAGCGCGGCCTGATCGTTCGCACCCAGAACAAGCGCAATACGCGCAGCGGGAATCCAGCCGCGATCTACGTCTATCAGGAATTTCCGAATCTGTTCTCAAGTGCCAAGCCCGGCAGGACCGATGCATTCCGTGCGGTGATTAGTGCGGCAATCGACGCACGACGCACCGGGAACTGGAATGCCTTCGACCTGGCATTTGGCGCGTTGCCTGATTCCGAGCGGAGGCGAATCTAATGGAGACCACCATGCTGCACCTGCACCTGTCTGATACGGAAGCTCGATTCCTGCGAGACCGCCTGCGCCTGATCGTGATGAACGAGCGCGGACCCGACGCGATCATGGCCGAGAACGTGCTGACCTCTATGGATGAGCGCATCCCGCACCGGCGAAACCACGACGTATTTGCTGACCTGTTCCCGGAAGGTAGGGAGTGATCGCTGCCTAGCGCGAGTCCCAATGAAAGGAACCTTACAATGACACGCACAATGACACCCACCCAAACCGCGCACGACATCCTCGGAACCATCCCGGTTGCAGGCGAGTCCGCTGGATCTGTCCAGATCATTTCTATCCGCACGATTTCCAGCCTCCGGCAGGCGATCAGCAACGCGCTGGACGAGGAAGAGTGCCTGCATCGACTGCTGGCCCGGTGCCGTGGTCTCGCCTACCAGAACGTGATACGGTGCCAAGTTCAGGCCGATGCCGACGCCGCGATGGAAGGCACAGTTCATCCGCGCAGCGAGGATGCGCTGTTGCAGGCTCGCGAACTGTTGGCGTCACTTGACGCCAGACTGGGAGTCGAGAATGATTGACTGGATCATCATCCCGGTACTGCTGTTGATGGCCGCCGGCATGTTCTGGCTCAACCACAAGATTGAGGCGAAGATGCGTGTCGCCACGCCAGGCAGCCCAGCATCAAAGATTCAGCAGGAGCGCGTAGTACCGTGGCACAACCGGAACCTGCCGTGGGATGCCACCCACATTGCATGGATCATGCTCGGCGATGGCGACATGGGCCGCGTCCATAGTCTGTACCTGCAATCCATCCAGTCGTTCCGCGAGGAATCCGATGAGGCTGATTCACCCATCGGGCCAATCATCACCCGGTCAATTGAGATGGAGATGGACATTCTCGACCGTGGATGCAATGCCGCTACCGAGATCATGTATGCGATCGCCCGTATCGACAAGCAGGGCAACGAGACCTGGCTATCGCGCGATGGATCGTGGGTTGCGCGGTGGAGCGCAGAATCTGATATCCAGAACATCTTCGGCGATGCACGCACCGTAACTCTGTAGAATCGCCTGATCGGTGCAGGCATGCACTGGTCTCCAAGGCTCCCGGCTGATTTCCGTCAGTCGGGAGTTTTTTCTTACGCTATAGGCATGGCAAGGATGCCTAGACCCAAACCTCCAGCTGATCTAATGGTCACGCTCGAGCGCACAGCAACCCAACTCCGCGAGCAGCACATGGACGCGCTCGCAGGCGAAGTCGAGGCCGTATTTGAAGCCTTGCGATCCATGCTTGAGCTGACGAAATATGGTGACTGCATCTGGGCAGACGAGATCCGCAACATGCTGAACATCAGGCACCGTATGCCGGCGCGGCGCGGTACCAGTCTGGACCCGATGCGGCAGGACAGAATCCACCACCGCCTAGGCCGCAAATAAAACGCCCGACGCTTTCGCAATCGGGCGGGCCAGAGGAGGCCAAGACATGGACGCAGCCGCTAGGCCACGCCCATGCGGGTCACTTGTTGAACGGCAGCTTCGCCCAGATCCACTTCCAGAGCGGCTGCCCGATGAGAGCGCCGGCGACGAAAACGACGATGGTGAAGAAGCCAGTACCGAGAGCGTTGCGGATTGCGTCCATAGATGAGGTTCCTTTCGTGGGTGAGATTATAGCGACTGCTTGGTAGCTCTACGCCAGGCGGCGTCGAACTCCGCATCCTGCGCCCGCATGGCAGCAATGGCCTCCCTCGTAGTCTCTGGCCGCGCGTCATCGACTGCGGCGGCGAGTAATGAAGCCGCACGGGCTTTGGGCTTGGGAATCCAGCCCAGAGCGGCCCGGACGGCACCGAGGATGCCGGATGCCGTCAGCAGCCACACGGCGGCGGCTCCGGCGGCGGCGATGGCGACCCACTTCAGGGTGGCCCAAATTGGCGAAACCTTGTCCGTCACACCGGGCAAGGCGGTATGTATTTCCGCCACGCCATGACGAATCTGCATGGCTTCCGTAGCGATGCTGGCCGCGTCGGAAATCGTGTCCGGCTCGGATGACCGCTCACCGATGCGGATAGCAAGCGCGTGGATGTTGCTGGCACGGTCGCTGATCCCGTTGGCCTCGACCGCGATCCGCTCGGATGCGGAGCAGCCGACGAGGAGCAGGACAGCCAGCCACCTCACGCCCATACGCGCATCGGCACAGCAGGCGGCGGGTCAAGGATCGGCAACTCCGCCAGCACCTCCGGCGGCAGTTCACCCGCCACTCGCAGGTTCGCGTGGAAGCGGTTGTCGGTCACAGGCTCCTCGTCCACGATGCGAGTGACCGGGCCGATCCAGCCAAGATCCAGCCGGATGCCGTTGTAGTCGATCACCGTGCCGTCGATGATCTGCCCGTCCACCGTTGGGATCGTGATGCCTGCCGCGAGGAATGCGTTAGCCATCGCGGCCTCGGTGTTTGCTCGGAGGTAGTAGTCGGTCATGCTGTGAGGCTCTGAAGGGTTGCGTTCGGGAGACGGGTGGGCCAATACTTGAACACAGCGATTGGGCCGAAGTTATAGGCAGCAGCGTTGACAGCACTTCCACCAAGACTCACTCTCGTGAGAGATGATGCAACGGCTCCGTTAGTGTCGGTTGCCACCGCTCCACCATTCACGGATACCGCGAAGTCATTGGCTGCATATGCGGCACAGACCCGACCCGCGCTTGGTGCTGTAGAACCAATTTGTGCGGTGAATGAGCCGCCAGCAAACACGTTGAACGCAATACCAGAACCCTCGAACATCTGATTGTTGCTGCCGCTGGCCGGTAGGAAGGTGTATGCGCGATTCGATCCAGTGTTGATGCGGTCGCCGTAACGGATCAAGATGGTGCCAGCGGAAGCGTTGAATCCAAAAGCGGTGCTGATGTTGTCGATCAAGCAATCATCCGCCGCCCGCTGCACGGTGCTTGCGACCGTAGGGATGTACGAGGATGCGCCGGAGCCTGCTTCGACCTGTACATGGCTGAATCGCACCGAGGCATCCGCCGAAACACCGGTTCCGGCTGCGGTTCCAATCCCAATACGAAGTGTGCCGTTTCCAGCAGTTGCTCCAACAGTAACCGTGAATGAAATTCTGCCAGCACTTGGATTTATAACCGTGTTTGACGATGCTCCAGATGGAAGCGCAGTCATATACGCAAACGTCGCAACCGTTCCGGTAATGGCTTCTACGTATGCAGATACCGTGTATGTGGTGTTTGCTGCAAGCGCGATGATCTGTTCCAAAAAGTCACGCTGGCCGATAGCCGTTGCAGAAATGCTCCACGCTAGTTGTCCCGGGAATGTCGTTGAACTAACAGACGCAACTGTGCATTGGCTAAATGCTCGCGTGTAACTCGTAGGCTGTACACTAGTAAATGCCATGCTTCCATTGAGGCAAAGATTAATCGCACTACTCTCAATCAGCAGCCCGCGAGGCGCAAGCGTGTTCGGGTCGTAGTCGAAGCGAGGGACATTCGTGCCAGCCGTTGTCAACAGCCCGCTGCTGTTGATGTAGGTGCTAGTCGTGCTGCTGCGCGTGAACGTGAACCGAGAGTCCAGAGAACTCATCGCCGTGAAGTCCAGCGAGAGCGTGGAGCCGTCGCCAAGCGAAATCAATGACACCATCTGCTCCATAGCACCACGGCGCATCGGTCGGCGGAATCTGCCTACGTCGTACCGCATCAGTGCCTCCGATCAGAGGAATGCGTAGAAGCAGCCCATCGTGCCCGTGGACGATTCAACCTGGATCGTGACGTACTGCACTCCGATGGTGTCAAGCACCACGCAGGCCGGAGGCGTGCCTGCGGCAGCTGCCGTGCCAGGGCTGTACACGTTCACGGTCGGAACGCCCGTGCCGACAGTAATCTGGTGGAAGAAGTACTGCGTCACGCTGTTCACCGACAGGCTCGGAATGCTGCCAGACGTGGCGTTGTACGCGCATGCGCAGTCTGCCAGCATCGTCGGAACATAGATCGGTGTTCCGCTCGTCTGGGTATACGTCGTCCATCCGATCACGCGGAAGCTTGGAGTAGTCGCGTTGTTCGCGCTGTGGAACGGAACCAGGCGCAGGAGGCTCGGCTTGTCGCCGAGGTTCGTCGGCACCAGAAACGTCTGGCCCGTGGTTGACGGCAGCGTAGCAGTCGGAATCGCATCGTTGTATGTGCCGCTGCTGGCTGTAACAGGGCCAGTGGTCAGGTAGCTCGGCTTGTCAGTCGCGATGATGATGTCGGTAGGCATTGGTTGTCCTTACGAGAGGTGCTTGGTGAGGTAGTTCATCAACAGGCTCATGCCGGCTCCAACCGCTGCGGCATAGCCCATGATCTGTCCGCGCGCATGCTCCAGCACGCGAATCCTGGCGTCGTGGCCCTTGAGTTGATCCTGCTGCTGGCCCTGCATCGACAGCAGGCTATCGACCTTGCCCTCGAGTCGGCCAATCGCAAGAAATAGTTCGTCGTGGTGAGGAGAGGTCATTGCAACTTACTCGTACTTCCACGAATTCCTGTCGGTACGGTCGGACGGTATTTCAGACGCGTCCACGATTTTGTATGGCTTGCCTGCCGGAACATCCTTGGCCGCGATTTCCGCAACGGTCAGTCCGCAGTCTTGGGACGGGATGATGATGCACACGCCGCCACTGTCGTTTGGATAGATGATCCTTTGACGCATTGACAATCCTTATCTGAAAACCACGATGGAAACTTGCGTGCTTTCAGACACGCCAGAGCTGTTGCTCGTTATGAACCGAACAGATCCGGTTGCATTAGTCGTGATTTGCACGGAACCAGCAGCGCTTGCAGAAACAACTGATCCGACAACAGCGTAATTCACGTCCGGCATTGCGTTGGTGAAGTTCACTGTGTAGTCGCCAGTTCCGTTGTCAGTGATGCTAGTGACATTGCCGGAAGCACGGATACTGCTCCGCAACAATGTTGCATTTCCACTAGTTGTCAACGACGTACCAGCCGTATATGTAAATGTGTTCGCATCGACAACGGTGGCAACTGTATAGATCCCATCTACGCCAGTTCCAGAGGTGATATCAATGTTGATTGAATTACCTGCTATGAGTCCGTGCGAAGTTGCCGTAACAGTTACCGTAGTACCGGATTGCGAATACGTCCCTGATAGATTGTTTGTCCCTTGTCCGTTGAAGTTCACCCATGCGCGGCATCCGAACGCAGTCGCCACCGATCCATATCCGCTATTGAACTGAAACGTCGCGTTGTTCACGCTAGCGGTTCCAGTCGTAGCACCAAGCGACAGCGTGGTAGCCGCGCCGCCGACATTCAGCGTTGTCGCGTTCGTGTTGAACACGTTGGCCGGCCCGGTTGCCGTAGTCGTGATGTCGGCACCATTCACGGCCAGGTCACCAGTCACAACGGTGTTCGCGTTATTGATCGTGGTCGTGCCTGTCGCAGCACCGAGCGAAACCGTCGTTGCAGCTCCACCGACGTTCAGCGTGGTGGCATTCGTGTTGAACACCGTGGCCGTGCCCGTCGAAGTGGTCGTGATGCCAGCACCGTTCACGGCAATGTTTGCAACGGTTGTCGTGCCAGAAACCGTGATGTTGCCGTTGATCGTGGCATTCGTCCCGTAGGTTGAGATGCTGGTCACGGTTCCGCCAACAATCGTCACGACACCGCTGGTAAAGAACGAGCCAGTCACCGTACCAGTGATCGCATACGAGCCGGCTGGCACGAACACCGGGTTCGGCGTGCTAGCCGTTTGCGCTGCATTGAATGCAGCCGTGTCATCTGTCACACCGTCACCGACCGCGCCGAAGTCCGTGACGCTCTTCGTTTCGCGCAGCTTCGTCAGAACCGTTCGTGCCACCGACGTTGCATCGCTTTGCCGGAACCCGACGAGACTGGAACCAGCCAGCGCGACGCTGTTGTTCGCCAGGTCGGTACGTAGCGCAGTATCGGTTCCGGTGCCAACCGACACGGTCGGAAGTCCCGCTGCATCGAATGTGAGGTACTTGCTCGCCCGGTTTGCCACGGTCGGCAGCTGCATGTTCAGGTTTGGTCCGTCCGAGATTGGGTACTTGATCGTTCGATCGCCGATGTCAGAAATCTGCTGAATCTGGATCGTGGCCCGGTCAAGTGAATCGGTAATGACCTCGGGATAAAACCCACCCTGATTGGTCAGGTCCGTTGGCTGGAGGTTGTCGATATTGGACGTGATCGTGACCGTGCTGGTCGCCGAAGCCGCAACCACCATGTTCACAGTCCCACCTGGGCTTGTGTTCTGATTGCCGTTCAGCGTGACCGTGTAATCGGTTGTCAACACCATTGGCGTTTCCACGCCAGTCGTGGTATTCAGACGGATGACCTGAAGATCCGCAGCAGTAAACACCTTGAACGTGAACGCAAGGGCCGTTCCGCTGATGTATGGTCCTGCGATGCGATTCGGGTTGCTAATCGTCATCCAATCGACTCCTAGAAGGCTTGAGGAAACCTAGAACCAGCCCGTTCTTGTACGGGCACCATCAACGCCGCACGCCTGTTGCGGGAGCAAGGACGTTCTCTGTCTCACCCTCGTATAGCGCATCCAACCCATCCAGCGTGCGGTTGATCTGTGCCGATGGCAGGCCCGTGAACGCGCCGATGAGGTTGACGGCAGACTTTCTGAATGCCTTGTCAAATTCGCCCTGGCTTGCCTGCGTCGCAAAGTTGTATGTTTCGCCAACCGCTCGCAGGCCGGCAGGGCCGCCGTATCCCATGCGCGGTCCTTCGGCACCAGCAACGATCTTGCTGATCTCGCCAAACTCGCGGACGATGACCATCGTGCCCATCAAGTAGGACAACTGCTCGGCAGCCAACTTGCGGGCAATGGCCTCGAGGTCTTCAGGTTCATCCTCTGTCTTCGGAACCATTGCCTTGCGGATCAATTGGCCTAGCGCCACAGGCACCACGAACAACATCGCGTAGTCGGCAGCCAGCTTGCCCTTGTTCTTGGCAGTCATTGTCTGAACCGCAGCCATGTTGTAGACCGTGTTCATGTAACCGTAGAACACCGTGAACAACTTCAGGCCGGCACCGCCACGCTCAACTCGGCTCAAGTCCTTCAGCATGCCTCCGCCCTGCGAGTCGATCACGGCCTGATCCGCTAGAGCGATGGACGTGTCCTCATCGCGGCCCTCGTACAGCGCTTTCTCGTAGGCACCGATCCAGGTCGGGACATCGACCATCCGCTGCATCCGCATCATCAGGAAATAGGTGCCCATCTTGATGCGTCGCATGGCAACGCTGTCGCCCTGCACCATGTTCCGCAGTTCGTTCAACTCGCGGAACTGCGTGCGAGCACGATTCGCCATGAAATCAGACTTCTCATTGACCATCTTCATTGACAGCAACGGAGACTGTGCCACGGCTGCGATGCCACGACCGATCCACTTCACGCCGACCCTGACGATGGACTGATTGAAACCCGTGATCTGCAATGCCGCGCTGACCACATTGAAGCCAAGGCCGGCGGAACTGATGCCCTGCCGCAGGAAGTTCAATGCCATCTCGGCTTCGTTCTGCACGCCACGCTCGCCGGCAGCGACATCCTTGATCCACGTCTTCAACTGGCCGATGAACTCTGGTCCATACTTCTCACGCACGGCCTCATCAAACGCCTGCGACCGCATGAGCCGATTGGCCTGAATCAGCCATCGGTGCCACGACAGATCATGGATGACCTCGTTCACGCCGCCGTACATACCAGCCAACGTGTAGAGCAATGGCCGTCCCTTGACCTCCTTGACACGCGACTTCGTGTAACTGCGCCGCGTAGTCGCGCTGGTGAATGCACCAGCCAGGTCTCGCTTGGCGGCCTCGGCGTCGGACATCGTTTCCGCACGCATGGATGCTCGAGGGTCATACTTGATCGGGTAATAGCCACCGCGCAGCGTGACCGTCTTGCCATCCGCCGTCTGCACGATCATCGGCTTCGGCTCGACCCAATTCGGCTCCTTGCCGTACAGCTCGCGCTCCTTGGCAGCGATCTCCGGTCGGTATGTCTCGAAGTAGTCCCAGACCTGCTGGACGAGGTTCCATTCCTCCTCGGTCAGCGACTGGAGAATCG